ACTTTTGATTACCACCAAGCCGGCGCACCATTGCGCCACTCGGCAAAGCTTTTGGTTCTATAGTATGTGCGGTAGGATTCTACCGCGTCGTCACTCTTGCATTCGTCTGGCATAGCCAGAGCGAATGGTGTTAGCCCTGCATTGGGCAGGGTTGAGATAAAGCCAGTCCTTCCTAAATGTACGCACTTGGCAAGGGCTAAGTGATTGTCGTGCTTACCCCACCTCTTCTTGTACTCCTCATTTAGCCACACCATTAACTCCCATAGCCACGTAGCATTATCTTGTGACTGTGCCACCCACCTAGTGCATGGGTGGTTTTTATGGGTGGGCTTGTATGGGCCGTTAAGGGCTGTGGATAACATCTGCGCGCTCTCTAATATCATCTTCGGCACATGCTTATCGCAATGTGCCTGAGCCGCAAGGCGCGGCTCCTCGTCTAATACAAATATATTCATTGCTTTCTCTCCTCGTCCTCGTAGAATTTTGCCTCGACGCAATTCCCCCACAAACCCGTGACTTCACACAATGCGAAGCCCACTTCATCGCCACAGTCCCATGTGCCTGTACCTGCCGTAGCTAAGAAGGCATTGAGCATACCTTCTTCCTCATCCTCCAGCCCTGAGTAGTCGCCATTGATAATGGCGGGCAGGAAGTGTTCGCCTATTGTGTATTCGATTGGCTCTCTCATCTCAATTCCTCCGGTACATCTACCTCATCGCCTAATTTACTAGCCACATAGCAGCGCATAGCTGCGATAAGGGGGGTCGTGCCGTGAAAGTGGTCAGACCGTTTTTGTTTACGGCAGGCAAACCAGTCAGGGTTTGCTTCCTTGAATGCTTTTGCTTGTGCAAGGGTCAGGTTACACAGCACCTCTATGCCCTCCCGCTCAATGATCGGCCCACCTTGCTCCCATTTGGTCGAGGGGCTAAAAAACCCTTGTTTTACGCCATCTATGGCGATCTTACCAAGCATCAAGCCTTCACACTTTGCCACTGCCCAGTCAAGGGCAGCGCCACTCAGTCGATATGTTTTCATACTCTCGTATCTCATCGTTGTTCCTCCTGTAAAACTTATACCGTATAAGTTTTCGTGTTGTTACTCGCCATATGCGCTTTCGATGCGCTCCCCGCTGTGGGCGCAGTACCAGTCGTACTCGCCCCAATTCACGTCCATATAAATGACGCGCCATCCGTAATCGCTCTGTTCCCTGACAGCTCGCAATACTTCCTTGTAATTCTCCTTGACTGCCTTAAATGATAAGGCTTCGCCATCGCTGGCGATGAAATACACTGGATACCCGCCCGGCCACGCATAGGGGCCAGAGCGGAGGGCGTTCTTCAAATCTTTGCTGTTTTTTATTTCCATTGCTACTCCTCCTCTATGAACATCACTACGCAGTCGCCGTTTTTGGGGTGCAGCACTATGGTGTCATGCCCATACTGCACATCACAGGGTATACCTGCCCACCCCGCCACTGCCTTGGCAGCGCGGATTTTTGCCAGTCGGGTGTTTGTCTTGGTCTCGGCCTCGTACCGACGCACCCACGCATAGTTTGCGTCTCCTCCGAATGTATCAGTCACTTCTACTTTTATTTTCATTGCGCTCTCCTATGTTTGAAAACTTATACCGTATAAGTTTTCGTTGGGTTTGTTGTGATGATGTGTTGTGTCTAGCTGGTAAGGCCAGCCGTCCTATATGTGAATGAAATGCGCAACGTGTAAACCTATACAAGCACCGCTCATTCATCGCACCGTTTTCTCAAACAGTGGGGATATTATACTCTAATATCTGGTTGCTGTCAAGCATTTAATTTTAGGTCATTCATCATCATCCAGCAGCACCTAAAACTCTCTGCCCTCAGCCTCCGTCCCACTGTTTTCTCAAACAGTGGGGATATTGTACGCCTATTCTACTTCTTTGTCAAGTCTTTGTTTTTGTTGGCTTTTTCTGCGTTTTTACCATAGGGGTCTTACCTTTAGTGGGCTGAGTGGGATGAAGTTGGTTTTCTCCCAGTAGTTTACTGGGTCTGCATCGGGTAGCACGTGGCTTCCGTCTGCTTTTAACTCGTCCACCTTGTTTCCAGCACTGTCTATCACTACCTGCCATCCTGTCGGCTGGCCTATGGGTTTTGTGTTGCTACTGGGTTTTGTGTTGCTACTGGGTTTTGCGTTGCTACTGGGTTTTGCGTTGCTACTGGGTTTTGCGTTTTCCTGCCCCCACTCATTTTCCTCGCCTCTGCCCCATGCTTCCAGTGCATCGAGCAGGGTCATCATGTCGGCTTCGTCTATTATCCGCAGGCTCTTAGCGTATGGGGTCTGGTACTTGAGCCAATGCTCGCGTGTGTTGTTTATAACCTGTAAGAATGAAGCCGTACTCACACCACCTAACAAGCCCGCATCTATGCTACCGCCACCTAATAGGCCAGCGCCTCCCAAGCCAGTCCCTCCGCCTACCAGCCAATTAAATGTGTAGGCACTTTTAGCAGCCTTTTCAGCGCGTTCTGTCGCGCTGTTGCCCTTGTTCCTATTCATTATAGAAGGTAGATACATGGTAGAAGCACCCTCTGCCCTGAAATCCTGCTTGTGGTCGATGCAGTATTTGTTCTTAACATCCTCAATCAAGGCAGCACTAGGGATAATAATGGAGTGGCGCACCGTTTCGACGTAATTCACAGCACCCCCATGCGCTTCTACTCCATAGTACGACACTATGCCTTTCCTAGCTGCTATGCCTGCATTACGCATGTTCAACGTGTTTTCTGATGCGTACCTTGTGCTTAGAAATTCTCCACGCTGGCGCGTGATGTATACAAGGTAGTCTAGTTCGGGTAGGTAGAGTCCTTCTGGCATGAACTCCCGTGTCTTAGCACGAGGGCTTTTCCTTGGGCTTCTTTGGTTGTTTGTGTCGGTGGCGGTGGTGATTTTTATGGGCTGGTGGTTGGTGCTTTGTTGGGCGTTTTGCTGTAGGTTTTCTATCTGGTGCGTCAGTTTTTTTATCTCATCCATCATCATTGCCACCGTCTTTTCCAGCATTTTTTCACGGTCTTGGGCACTTTCGGGGGAGGGGGAGAATTGTGATGTCATGGTGAATCCTATAATTAGATGTAACGAATCGTTCTTGTATTTGAAATAACTTGTCAAATTTAGGGGGGTTGAAAGTTACCGCTCTTACTCGGATATGATGGGGGCGTAAGCGGATTAAGTCAATAGGCTTTTTGTATTTATATTGGATTGGGGGATTGATTGGATTAGGGAAAAAATAGTGATGTTTATGGCTCTTAATTTTGGTTGTTTTTCAGTGTGAAAGTTTAACCTGTGGATAAAATTAAGGCGTTGATTTGGAAGGAGTTTTTCGACGGCGATTAAGGAAATGCGCGATATAATAACCTATTCTATTAAAGAGAAAAGAGAGAGACCCTATAAGAGGGGTCGTAGGAAAACGGGCGGCTGGGAAAATCTCTACGACGCCCTCTCTTTCTTCTTTAATAGAATACATTATTATATCTTCTACTTTTTTCTTTTTTCGCGGGGTTCGCGCCCACCTCACCCCTGCCTCAAACGCACCCCCAAAAACTTATACCGTATAAGTTTTGCATCCCTGCCACGCAACACGAAAACGCCCAAAGGCCTCAGTCCTAGTAATAAGGAACTGGCTTGGTGGAACTGGCTTGAAAACTTATACCGTATAAGTTTTCAGCCTCGCGCATGCGCGAACGCTAATCGAAGTGAGAATGAGAATCATTCTCAACAAAAAGTTGAGGCCAAAAAAGCCGCGCATACGCGCGGCTATGTTGGTGAGTGCGTGCTACTTGCTAGACTTAGCCTTGAGCGCGTCGCCCGCTTTGCGGGTTTCCTGTTCGCTTTGTATCAAAGCATTTTTTAAGTCCACGTACTTTATGCCTAGGATTCCCGCAGTGTTTTTAATGTACTCGACTGTCAAGGGGTGCCGTTGAAATTGCAATAGTATCGTGTACCAATGCTCCAGCTCTGATAGCGCGTCCGTGTCGTCTGTTTTGCTTACTATTTTGGATAGTGTTGCGTCCGCATCTTGCACTTGTTTTGGTGGGACTTTACCCGCTGGAGCTGGAGCTGGAGCTGGAGCTGGAGCTGGAGCTGGAGCTGGAGCTGGAGCTGGAGCTGGAGCTGGAGCTGGAGCTGGAGCTGGAGCTGGAGCTGGAGCTTTATCCGCTGATGCCGGAGCTTTATCCGCTGATGCCGGAGCTTTATCCGCTGATGCCGGAGCTGATGCCTTGCTAACAGCCCTATTGATCGTTTTGCCGTCCCAGCCTATCCACGCTTTTGCCGTTTTTAGCCTATGCGGGTTTAAGTCCGTTGGGATTATTCGCTCTTGAAAGGCAAATTTAAGAGTAGTCATGAGCGCGTCGGGGTTGCTGTAGTTACTCGCAACCACGGCAACCCGTAGTTGCTTCTTGATGCTGTCCCATGGCTTAGCGCCATACTTCTCTAGCAGGGAAACAAGAGCGGCTCTTGTTTCCTTTTGCAATTTAGCAGTTGTCTGAAGTTCGTCATTAAGTTCGCCTATCCTTTTGGCGTAATGCACATAGCCTAATGTGTGCTTGACTAGGTTTATCGAATCAACGGCAAAAGTATCCACATTGTCATTTGCTTTGTTTGCTTGCTTGCTCATGTCATTCTCTCATAAGTGATTGATTTACCACGGCAGGGCTGCCGCTTGCCGTCTATTATACAGAGTCTGTCAATCTGTACAACAAAAATTAAACACGAAAAAACAAGGGAAACTTATACGCGTATAAGTTTCGGCCCTGTAATGGCACGGTATATATAAGGTATATTATAACACAAAACGCTAACAAAATCAAGGACTTACAGAATATAGGCTATCGTTGTCCGCTTTTTGTCCAGGGTATTCGTTGTTGTTGTCCGTTTTTTGTCCAGGGTAGGGAACTAGCTTGCTTGATTTTGACCCCACCCCACCCCGCACCCCCCGCGCAGCGATGGGACTCCGTACGTAAATATAGACTATATTCTTGACAGTTACAGACCAAAATTATTGCATGTTTGGTTAAGATGTGTTTTAATACACCCTCTCATCTACGGAGGTAGCACCATGCGAGCCAGCAAATACAAAAAAATTTCCCAGCAACAGTTACATGACATGTTTGATTACGACACAGAGACCGGATATTTAACCAGAAAAGTAAAAGGAAACACCCAGCGTGTAGGGAGCCGAGCAGGAACACTGTACTATGCGAAAGGGAATCTTACGGGGCGGGTGATAGGCATAGACAAAGAGCGCTACGCCGCGCATGTACTAATATGGTTGTATGTGTACGGAATAGTGCCTGAGTGTCAAATAGACCATATAGACCAAAATCCAGACAACAACTCCTTAAGAAACTTACGCCTAGCGCCAAACAACCAAATGGATCAATGCCAAAACAAAAGGCCCAGCAGGAAAAACAAGCTAGGTGTCATTGGGGTCAGGTACGATGCAGAACGGCGGCGCTACTACGCTACTATCACTGCATACAAAAAACATTATTTTTTAGGAGGGTATGCAACGCTAGAAGAAGCTGCCGCTGCGCGTAAAAAAGCGGAAGTAGTGCTACACCCTTTTTCTACAAAAACACCCCCCACTGCTTAAAAAACAGCCCCAAAAAATTTTTCATATAAAAAATTTACAACCCTATTGACATTGGACTTTACCCGCGCTACTCTCCGATTTCTGGTTTTATACCTGCTTATGCTATGGATGACCTAGCCGATACTCTGTACGATTTTCCTATTATTGTCCCTGTAGAGGGGATGCCTGACCCTGCATTGTTCCTTGAGGACGAGACTCGCCCGCTTAAAAGGGCGGAGAGTGCATGGATAAAGACGGCTATAGAGGAGATAAAGGCGTCACCAGAAAAGCAGGAAGTAATAATTCATTCCGCTCCCAGTGCCCCTGCACTGAAGTCTCTTCAAAATGCCCTGCAAAGATACGAAGGCGCAATGCCTGTCACAAAGGAGCAGTGGCAGAACTTTGTGATGAAGAAATACTTCGAGCAGGCAAACGACATAGACCCAAAAGTATCAAAGCCCGCCCTAGATGCACTAGCAAAGACCTCAATGGTTGGACTGCATAGCGATGTGCAGGAAATAAACATCAACAACCGCACAACACTCGAAATAGAAGCCGAGCTATTACAGACTATCCAGAAGCTAACAAACAAGGCTGAGGAGAAGGTGATAGAAGGAGAGTGGGAAGATGAGTGATGCGGAGAATGGCGAAGCAGCCGAGGAGAATAGCAAAGCCACCGGGGAGATAACCCCAGAGGTGCTTCAAAAGGCGCTGCTACGTGCCAGCCCAGCGGATAGGATTAAGATAGAAAAGCTCGTAGGTGAGCTTACTAGAAGGAAAAAGAGAGAGGATGCACAGGAGGATTTTCTGTCTTTCGTGCGATCTCAGTGGCCTGACTTCATATCCGGTGCTCATCACCGTAGAATCGCTAAGTTGTTCGAGGCAGTAGCTAAGGGAGAAAAGCGCCGAATCATTATCAACCTAGCGCCACGACATACAAAATCAGAGTTTGCGTCGTTTCTGTTCCCTGCATGGTTCTTGGGCAAGTATCCAAAGAAGAAGATAATGCAGATCAGCAACACGGCTGAGCTGGCAGAAGGCTTTGGTAGAAAGGTGCGAAACCTGCTGGAAACAGAGGAATACAGAGAGATTTTCCCCGATGTCGAACTCAGATCAGACTCAAAAGCGGCAGGACGATGGAATACCAACTACGGTGGCGACTACTATGCTACAGGCGTTGGGGCTGCTCTTGCTGGTCGCGGTGCTGACGTTGTGGTTATTGACGACCCACATACAGAAAATGAAGCACTCCAAGCGCAATTTAACCCCGGAATATATGATAAGGTATATGAGTGGTTCACTACAGGCCCACGGCAGCGACTCCAACCGGGCGGGGCGATAATCGTTGTTCAGACTCGATGGAGTCTCCGCGATCTTACAGGGCAGATTCTTGAAACAGCCAGCCAGCGAGAGGGTGCAGATCAGTGGGAGGTGTTTGAGTTTCCCGCCATCCTGCCGTCTGGCAATCCACTATGGCCTGAGTATTGGTCAAAAGAGATGCTGGAGGCCATCCGTGCAGAACTCCCGACAGGTAAATGGCAGGCGCAGTACCAACAAGACCCAACAAGTGACGAAAACGCTATAATAAAGCGAGCAGACTGGCAAATGTGGGATAGAGAAGACCCGCCCAGTGTTAGTTACATTATTATGGCTATGGACACCGCGTTTGAAGCTAAAAAGAGTGCTGACTACAGTGCTGCGGTGTTTTTTGGCGTGTGGGATAACCCTGAAGATGGCGACCAGCCTAACCTGATTCTGCTTAATGCGTGGCGAGAAAAGCTGGAGTTTCCTGAATTGAAGGCCCGCACGCTGGAGCTGTACAAGGAATGGGAGCCAGATAGCGTCATTATTGAGAAAAAGGCCAGCGGTGCTCCGCTGATAGCCGAGCTGCGTAGAACGGGCATACCAGTGCAGGAGTACACACCCTCTAGGGGTAATGACAAGATAACAAGACTTAACGCAATCTCAGATATTTTTGCATCAGGTAAAGTATGGGCACCGAACAAGCGCTGGGCAGACGAGCTGATAGATGAAGTCGCATCCTTCCCGTCCGGTCGTTACGATGACTTTGTGGATTGCGTTTCTCTTGCTCTGTCTAGGTTTCGTGCTGGCGGATTCGTTGGAACGCAGCATGATAAGAATGATTACGAAGACGAATGGATGTACAAAAGTAGACGAGCAGCCTACTACTAAAGCAAAAACACACAAGAAAACAAACGATGAGGAAACAACGAATGACACTAGAAGAGTTTGAAGCGATCTTCAAAGAAAGAGATGAAGCGAAGTCCCCAGATGAGTTGCACGCACAGGTAGTGCGAACCAAACTCCAGAATAACCTGAGCGATCTAGCGAAACTATACAACCCACCAAAGCAAAAAACTCAAGAACAGAACACTCAAGAACAAAAAACCCACGCTCGGCAGGTAGGCGGCGACCACTACAAAACCAAATCCATTCAGCCGTGGGATGTGATAGATACGCTGCCTCATGCCGAAGCTATCGGATTTTACAGGGGAAATGCTATAAAATACCTCATGCGAGCAGGAGCTAAGACTGATAATCCAGCGCGACAGGATTACGAGAAGGCACTGCATTACATTGAGAAGTTGCTAGATACCCTACGGTAGCACCCACAAAAGCCTCCCACGAACACAGGAACCCCACATGCCCATAGAACGCGCTCCCCAGCAAAGCCCCCTACAGGGTTACATAGAAGAGAACCTCCGTGCTCAAAGCCCACTGCTGAGTGAGAGCGAAGAAGAGCCTGTAGAGATTATTCTTGGGCCTGAAGACGGTGAGGAGGTATTTTCCATAGAAACTACAGAAATCGAAGCGCCTAGCTTTGATGCTAACCTCGCTGAGTTTATGGATGAGTCAGAGCTTGCAGCCCTGTCTGCGGATTTGCTTGATGATTTTAGTAACGACAAGGCAGCGCGTAGAGAGTGGGAAGAGACCTATGTAGACGGGCTGGACTTGCTTGGGTTGAAGCTGGAAGAAAGGACTGAGCCTTGGAACGGAGCGTGTGGAGTATTCCACCCCATGCTGACAGAAGCGGCTATTCGGTTCCAGAGCGAGATGATCTCAGAGACATTCCCAGCACAAGGGCCAGTCAAGGCGCGGATCATTGGTAAAACGGATAAAGAGACAGAGCAGGCGGCGGCGCGAGTCGTTGCAGATATGAACTATCAGCTCACTGAGCAGATGCAGGAGTTTCGGCCAGAGCATGAAAAGATGTTGTGGTCACTGTCTCTCTCGGGCGCTGCGTTCAAGAAGGTGTATTTTGACCCGACACTGAACCGCCCTACGTCGATGTTTGTGCCAGCGGAGGACATCTACCTGCCCTACGGGTCTAGCAGTGCTAACACTGCTGAGCGCATCACTCACAGCATGCGGAAGACCAAGAACGAGGTTAAGAAGCTACAGCACAGTGGGTTCTACCGCGACATAGACTTGAACGAGCCGACGAGAGACATAGACCGTATTCAGAAGCGCAAGGACGACGACTCTGGGTTCAGTGCTATCAACGACGATAGGTATAACTTGCTTGAGATGCAGGTCGAGTTGAATCTGCCGGGGTTTGAAGACGTTGATCCAGAAACAGGTGAAGAGACAGGTATCGCTCTGC